ATCCTCCTGAAACTTTCTCTGAAAAATCCTTAAGTTCTCCAGATGTAGGAAAAACTTTTCTGAAAGACTCTCCTGCTTCTTGTAATCTTTTCAATCCAGGCATTTTTTCTGAAGGCAATGAAGCGGCCAATTCAGCTACATCTCCTGGTATTCCAGCTACAGTTTCAGCTGCTCTAGATAAACTTCTTACAATTTGTCTTCCAGCTTCTGGTGGTGGCTTTCCTTGTCTAGATTTAATCCATTCTGAATAAGAAAGTTTTTCTTTTTTTTCTGGAGTTACTTCTTGTGTAGCAATAGGAGCTTCTTCAATGCCTGGAACCATTGCTACTTCTTCTTCTGGACCAGGCTGCTTAAAACCCCCGACAAAATCTTCTGCTATTGCATCAAGCTTATCATCTGATTTTTCGAGTACCATTTCTTCGAGATTTAATGGAGGATTCTTTCTTCCTTTCATGATCTCTTTATATGTATCATAATAAACTTTCTGCCCTTCTGAAAGTTTCTGTAGATTTTCGATAACTCTTTCTCTACCTTCAGGACTTTGGCTTAAAGTAGGTATAGTTTTGAGGAAGTTTTCAACTTCGATTTGATTAATTCTTGCGCCGAAGAAAGTTCTGATGTTTTTAAGAAGGTCTTTGCTTAGTTTGTCAAATTCTTGAGTGTCGGGAGTTAAGAAAGAAGAGAAACCAAGCTTACTCATCATTGCTCCAAATATTGGAGTATCCATATCGCCTTCTTTATTCAGTTTTTTCATTCTTTCTAGACGCATATTTGTAGATCTATAATCTTTATAGTCATCTAGAACTTTTTTTCTGTAATCTTTCGTCTCTTGTAGTGCTGTTTTTGTCTCTTCTCTTTCTTCCTTTTTCTTTTCTTGTAACTGTTGAATAGCAAATTTCTTTTCAGCTAAAGGAAGCTTGCTAAGTTCTGACATTATGGATTCTTTTTCTGAAGCATCTCTTTGTTGTTTTTCAGGAGAAACACTTGATATTATACCACCGGTTTCTTCTTCTTCTTCTTGTGTTAACATCCCACCTAAAATATTATCTAAAGCAGAACTTTGCTGTTGTTCCTGACGTTGTTTCATTTGAGACATTTGTTGCTGCTGTTCTTGCTCTTGTTGCTGCTGAACCATCGGCAAATATCCTTTTAGAAATAATTGCTGTTGTTCTGGTGGTAATTGAGCACCAACTTGCATCATTTGCTCTGGGCTCATTCCAGGTTTTAATTGTCCTAATGCTCTATCTACAGCACTTTGCTGCATTTGTTGTGTAACAGAAGATAATAGACTTTGTCCTAAACCCTCTCCAAGTGCACTACTAAAAGCACTGCCTAATCCCGGACGTTTTTCTTGTTGTGGTTGCATTATTGGTTGTATTACGCTAAAACTCATTTTTTCTCCTTAAGAAAACATTGCCCTTCCAGTCATTTGACTTAGATTAAATTGATCTTGATACGGCTGCTGTGATTGTGGTGTTTGTGTTGATCTGGAAAACATACCTCCTAGACCACTACCGATTGCTCCACCAAGTGGTCCTCCAATAGCTGTTCCAGCTGCTGCTCCTGCATAAGGTAATGCTGAAGATAATAGACTTTGCATCATTCCCTGTCCTTGAGCCGGTGCTCCTGGAATCATAGGTGGTTGATAAACTGTATTATATGGTTTTACAGACATAGGTAATTGTGCTCCTCCCATAGCTGCACTTCTTAGAGCTAACTGCTCCTTCATTGGAAGTTCTGCAAGACTCATTGCTGGTTCTACAGCACCCATCATTAAACCTGTTTTAAGCTGTCCTAGCTGTGATGTGATATCAGCACCTGCTCCAGCTAATACATTTTCTAAAGCAGAGCTTCTTCCTTGACCTGCAAATCTTTCTGCTATTCCTGGAAGAGTCTCCTTCTCAAATTGTTTCATGTATGGATCTTTAAACCTTTGATAAGCTGCAGAATCTTTAGACAATAAATCAGAAAGAACTCCTTTAGCTTTACCGTATAAATCTGACCTAGAAGCAAGAGGTACTTTGCTTAATGGTGTTAATTTTTTAATGTCTTTAAGCGCGCTTTTTGACATTCCTTTAAGAAGTTTTTTTTGCTCTTTAGAAAGAGCGTCCATTTTTACCTCTTTGCCCTTAGACATCTTTTTCATTAGTTTGTCATATTCTTTCTGCGCTTTCTTGTCTTTGGATTGCTCTTTTTTGTACTTGCCATAGCCAAGACCGCCTGCAATTCCACCCGCTAAGTAAGATAGTATTCCCATATTTTTTCCTATTAATTTTTTAAATATTCAAGTACAACCAATGCTGAAAAAGTATTGTATGTGCCTGTTGCACAAATGATATTAACGTTGTTTGCATCGACTGTAATCATCACGTTAGTAGGTCCTCCTTGTGGAAGAGCTACATGTAACGTACCTGCTGCATTTTTTGCAGTTCCATAAATTTTAGTAAAAGTAAATCCGGACACATCGCCTAATCCATGAGCAACAGATGTTGTTCCTATTGCAGTCAAGGATGAAAAAGAAATGACTTTTCTAAAAGCACCACGTTTATCATCTTCACTAGACGGATTAAACCAATTTTGCCCTGTAAGGAGTTCTGTTGTTTCAAAAATTCCTATTTCTTTGCTGTTCAGTCTATCTATGATGTCACGGAGCATATTAGTAAGAACAATTTCTTTTTGTTCATCATCATCACCAAGATAGACAGCAGTTGGCATAAATGTAGAAAACGAATCATTTGGAGCATACGTCATGTTGTAAGTCTCCCTGCAGGAGTAGCCCAAAGAATCCAACCATGTAATCGTACATCTTGATTGTTATTGTCCAGATCAAAAATTTGTCCATTCTCAACATCTGTATACTTAAACCTTAGAGAAAACTGCTGAGCTGTCACATTTATATAGGCTCTATACCAAAATTTATTTGATACAGCAGACTTAGGATCTACAAGAGGTATTGTCTGAGATACAACGGCATTTGCTTCATCCTCATCGTGATATAACTCTATAGTTATGGCGCCACTAGTTGTGTTATCAACTAAGAAATCAACATATCCAACCTTTGTTTTCTGTCCATTTCCATAGAAAGGATTGAATTTTTTTGTTTCTAGTTCAAAATTATCAACAACAGTTACAAAACCACCATATGTATAACCTGCTACTGCAACAGGATCTCCATTTTCATCTTCTAATTCAAATGTATCTGTTGCAGGATTTCTAACCGTGTAAACAACATCATTTATAGCAGTCGCACCAGAAACATCTGAAATATAGACATGATCTCCATCTAAAAATCCATGATTAGGGACGGTTAAAACCGAAGGAGGACCTGCTGTTATGTTTTGTATGACATAAAAAGTATCGTTGTTTGATGTAAACTCAGTATGGTCAACATCCTGAACCTCAAAAACAAATCCATGTGTATTTCCACCAACAATAAAAGGAAATAAAGACTGAAGAGTCTGTTGTTTCCATGCAATATTGTATGTGCTCCAAGGTTCTGTAGATCCTTCCCAAGTAAGATCATCAACCCTTCTGTAATATCCGTACGTTGTATAATAATTTTTTAATACTGACCAAGACTCATTCTCATAGTTAAATATAAGCTCTCGATTTGGGTATGTTGCGTTAGTAGTTGAATCAACATAAGTCCACAAAGCATGTCTGTTATAATAATCTCGTATCCCGTGAACTCTTTTTTCTCCACTAAACTGATTATGAAAGTCATACACCCTTTCTGGTATATCGTCATCTATTCTAACCATGTCTGCTGCGTTACATGCAGCTATAGCGTACCCGCCTATAGTGGTAGCATTTTTATCGAACATAACTGTAGAAAATGTGCTTTCTGATCCCAGCTCTGAGTTTATTCTATTCCAAACGAAGGGCTGTACTGGGTTTCCAGTGTAATCAAACCTCCATGTGGATCTTTCAAAAAATACTATCAGCACATCTTTTACAAAAGCTGCTGAAATTATTTCTTCAGAAGTAGGGGCATCTATAAAACCTCCCTTTCCTGGTGTTTCATACCATGCATCACCAGCAGATGTTGTAATTCCTGAAGCGGATGGGAAGCTTAATGCTACAAAAGGTATTCCATTTTGTGAATATCTTATTCTTTGTGGGTATCGTTTTCCTCCACCAAAAGTAGTTCCTTCTATAGTGTTTAAACATAACATCCTTCCTTTATAAGGAAGCATCATTAGACACCCTTGCAGAATTCTAGGAGCTGCTGCATTACTCAACGGAGGAGCAAAATTTACCCATCCAGTTGTTGTTGCTGAATCATACCATCGAATTCCATCTCCAGATGAAGCTTTGGATTTTTCTATAGCCCATGCTACTCCTCCTGATGTATAAACACCATAAGCCGAGGAATTTATGTTTACTGTTATGGTGGTAGCTGCTATTCCTGTTACAGTTCCTATCTTATTATTTATCTGGGTCATTCCCAGGACATTAGAAAAATAAACTCGATCACCAACTACAAAATTGTGTGTTCCAATTGTAACTACTGCATTAGCCGCTTTTGTAATAGCTGTAACTGTGTAAAAATGCCCACCAGCAGTATTATTCGTTGCCCAAAAAGCTTCTTGATAATTTGTACTCCAGAAAAAATCAGAGTTCGACCCTGTCCAGTTTATTTCATAACCAGAATTCTTATAGCGTGATATGTCTGCAAATCTTTGAAATGTGTTGCTGTATAAATAAGATTTAACTCTATCGAACCCAATAAGCTGATAATCTACAGTTTCTTCGATGTCTAATCTTCTTAACCCCATTGTTACAGATTCATCATTTACTAAAACAAAATAGCGCGCTGAAATTGTAGCTACCGCATTTGTAAATGTGATGTTTATAGACCCTGTCGTATAATTCGTAGGTGCATTAACAGTACCAGCACCACCAGTAATAGTAAATCCACCGACTCCATCATCTGTAAAAATTGTTGTTCCGTCTGTAATTATTAAGGAACCAGGTTCTATAGGGAACCATGTGAGGGTTGTGTTTACTATAGTAACTCCAGCAGCACCAACAACTAAATCTTCCGAACGTATTCCAAGTCTTCCAATTAATGTATTGCCACCCTTTTTATTGATAACACCATCATAAGTAAACATATTAGTCATGTTTGGATAAGCCTTTTCAGGCAACAACCACGGTTCTATGTTTCTTTTTAGGCCTTCTTTTAAATCAGCGACTAAAAATGGTTGGTAGCTCACATTAAGCCTCTGTTTTTATGATTGTCCATGCTAGAGTACAAGCTCCTGCAGTTTTTGTTACTGTTATTGTCGTTCCTGTCCAGCTTATATTTGTAATTAATCCGTTAGTAGCTATTTTATCTGCCCTTGCTGTTGTTCTATTCCAACTAACTACAGCTGAAGCTCTGTTATTTGATGCAGCGGTCTCTCTTGCTGATAAAATTCCGTTAAAAGCAGGTCTTCCTGCTGCATTAAATAGCGTAAAAGTTCCTGCTCCTGCATTTAATACAGTAGAACCTGTTATAGATGTAGGAATTTGCATTATTCCATTTGCTGCAGTTCTGTAGTACAACATTGGATTTCCAGCACCATTTACTTTTTGATAGATTACACCTGTAAGTATGATTGCTTGGTCTGTAGTTGTCGGAAGATGTACAAATTTATGATGACCATCATTAGATGCTGTTGCATTATCAAAATAATGATCTTTCTGCATCGTTTGTTGTATATAAAGCCAATTAGCTTGAATCTGTGCAACACTCTGGCTAATAAGTGTTGAATCTGTAGGAAATGCTTGAACCCAAGCCATGTTACCTCCTAAATATTTGGATAATTACTGTTAAATTGATAGGTATTATCTTGCGTGTATATAGTTTTTGATCGTTGAGATGCTCCAAGGCTTATCGTTCTTCTTTGTGCAAATCTAAGCTGTTCTTCAAAATAAGGGCGTAGATTCGAAAGTACCTCGTAGTCTCCGTTATCCACTAAAATCTTACCTGATGCTCCAAACGCAAGAAGTTCCCAAAGATCTTCGATCTCTGGTTCTGATCCTGCATTAAGTAAATCTGTAGGCATTCTCATTACATTGATTTCAATTTTATAACTGATATCAGGCACTGGTCTTAGAACAAATTGATTCTGGAAATACAGAATGCTTCTTGGACGAGATGCCACATAAGGAAATGTTTGTGCCCATATTTCTTCTCCAGATACTACAACATCAGGAAAAGTAACACTGAAAACACCTGTGTTATAATTGATGGTGCCAGCTGCCGGTGCTTCGAAATTACCTAATCCATCATCCGTAGCTGTAGTGCTTCCCGTAGCGGTAGCTCCTGAAAATAAAACATTTATAACCTGTCCTATTTCCTCTCCCACATTTATTGACCTAAGAAAAGGTGTGTTAGTAAGAGTACCAGTAAAAGGACCAGCAGTTCCATCACCTGTTGCTGCCTGCTCAATGAAATTATTCTTTGGCCATGTCCTATAAAAAAGTTCATTATTTTCATAATAATCTACTCTGTATCCAGCGCAATAAACCGGTGGTTTACAAATAAAGTATGACTCCAAGTCGAAGTCATACGTATCTATATTTGGCTGAGTTTCAAATGTATATACATCCTGGAGTTTTGCAAGCTTTAGGGATTTTGGTAGGTCATACACATAGTATGAATTTACATAATCATCTATATCAGCATCAGTGATCTGAGTGGTAGATGGTCTTCCTGTTAACTTGCGTACTTTAGCACGTATATCTGCTAGTGTGCTTTGTGCCATAATTCGTTATAAGTATTCGTGTGTTTTAAAAGAAAATCTGTGTTCTTTTCTTCCTGTCTTTAGATGTTTTCCATCAGGACCTAAAAGATAGCTGTGTTGCTCAACTGCGCAACCAGAGTTAAGATGCTTAACCACTGCTAAAGGCAATTCATATTCTTGCCCATCATAAAGTTTGTACTCTTGAACTTTGTCTCCTTTCCATTTTCTGAAAAAGAAGTGTCTGTTACCACCCTTTACTTCATTGTCTTGGAAAATCCCCTTTATCAGTCGTGAATCCTCTTTTCTCATCTCCTCAAACTTATCATTCATTGGAGCTGTTGGATCACCAACCGGTTGTTTGATAGTTCTGCGAACTGTAGCCATTTTTTTATCCTTATTATAAATTTATTATTTTATTAAGGGCCCTAAGGCGGGCCCCAACATCATCGTTTAAAATTAAACAACCATGTCTGCTTTTGTAGCTGTGTAGTAAACTACTGCTGAATTTGGTCCAACAACGCCTGTTCCTAACTCAAGACCACGGAAACTTGTATTTTCCATAGAATTTGTAAGAATAGTTGCGTCTTCACCGGCAGGCACAACATGTGCTTGAGTGAATGTTGTTCCACTTGCTGGGAATGCAAAAGCTGTATAAGCCGTTGAATCAATATTACCTAGGGTAATAGTATTTGTACCAATAGCTGTAACTTCTGTTGTGATTTTATCCAATTGGATCATTCCAAGAGCTGCAGGAACACTGAGTGTTACTACAGAACCAACAACAAAATTATGTGTTTCTGAAACAGAAACAACACATGGATTTGCTTGTGTAATCCCTGTGATCTGCAATCTGCGTGGAGCAAACTGAGGATATGCAGGAAGTTTACGTGCAGTAACTGCTGTAGCAGGTGCTGCAAAACCAGATGTGTCAATAGGAAGACTATATGTATCTGCAGTCAAATATGTGACTTGGAAAATCATACCTTCTAATTGAGTCATACCTGTACAGTTAGACAGAACTACTCTATCTCCTGTTACAAAGCCGTGTGCTACGTCAGAAACAACTGCAGGAGAAGCTTGTGAAATAGCTGTTCCTGTTACTGCTGCTCCTGGTGTCTGAACAGAACCGTCATACAGTGTAAATCCACCTGTGACTAGGAATTCTGCTTCGTCAGTGCTAGCACCGTCTGTATTTTGGATTGTAAAAGCATGACCTGCTGTCATTCCTCTAAACCATTTTGCTAATTTAGTAACACCTGGATTTGCTGCGCTATCCCAGTTATCTCCTGTGGTGTCACCTTGAATCCAAAGATCTACGAAATCTGGATCGATGGGAAGCTCTAGAAAACGTGCTGTACCATCTGATGTATAAGAACCTTTAATTATTTGTGGCATATTTTATTCCTCCCTCCATTAAGATAATGTTGAGCGGAGGTTTATTACCCACGCGTCATTTCTTTCTGTTACTTTCAAAAAAATTTTATATCTTTTCTACTGACCATATTTCTATGGCGGAGAAAGTTCTTCGACTCTCTCTCTCGACCTTCATATATACGTCGAGATCAGACTATCGCATCACCATTTCTGGTGTTCCTGGGTTTAGTCGTTCAGGCTGCACGAGCGTATTGCTCTGCTTGCCCCCTGTTATCCTCAAAGAGGAACTCCAAGTCAATTACCAGAAATTTTACTATCCCAAATTTTAGGATACGCTCAGCACTTGCAAACTTGAAACCGCAAGACTGTCTCTGTAAAAGAGGGTCATCTCCGTATCCAAGAGGTCTGTAGATAAAGTTTGCACTTGCACCATCAAGATCGATACATGCATATGCTTCTTGGCCAGTTACAAACATGTTGTACACGTCTGCACCTAGTCCACTAGATGTAGCAGTAGTTGAACCAATTGAGCTAACTAGGAAACGTATGTTAGATACGGAACCCCATTCTGCACTCAAAATGTTCATCTGGCTTGGGTACTGAGCTACGGAAATAAATCCATCAACTGCTTCGAGCTGAGGAATCATATTTGCATGGCACATACCAAAATAAGCTTGACGAACTGGTCCTGTTCCAAATTTGTCTTCACCTTCTACTACATTGCTGATACGCTTTGCATTAGCAACTACTAATGTACGAATTACATCATCAATATCAGAACGTGTAATTTCTGTTGGATTGTCTCCGTTCACACCGCCAACTGCATTAATAAATGTAGCTGTTGACTGAAGCATGTTACGTGTCAATTCATCTTCTGTTTCTCTCAAGCTTTGTGCTAAAAGAGAAGCTGTTTCGTTTAATACCTATCTGTTACTTTTATGACCTAAGTTTCCTTAGGCGGGAAAGATTCTTCGATCTCTCCTCAAGAGCTTCTTTAGCTATACTCTTGGTCGGACTTTCGCATACCATTTCTGGTCCATCTCGTTAAGTCTCTCACGGTGACTTTCGCCTTCCGCCCTGTCGTCCTGCTGTGGACTTCCAAGTCGATTAGAGTTGGTTTATAGACCCCATATTGTCGCATAACAATAGTCTTTGATAACAATTTTCTCTGTGTTGTAACTGCAAATCGCTGATACCCTTTTTACAGTACTTCGTGCTTTCATATCCATTTATGTACTCAAGCAATATTTGAGCTTTATCCTTCTTAAGCTTAAGGAACGGCTTAATATGTGTTAGAAAATCTCTAACCTCTTCTACGGAATATATTCCAAACCTGTAACAGAATCCTTTCGTACAAGTCTTTGCTTTTACTACAAAAACTCTTCCAACATGTGTATCATATATGCTACAATTCTTTTTTCTTGTTATCTTGTTTTTTTTCTGTTATGCTACTAAATGCCTTCTAGGGTCCTCGTTGATCAATGTTACTTGATCTGTAATTAAAACATATGAGCCGTACCAATTAATTGTGGCGTCAATATCCAAAGACGCTAATGTCTGTGCTGGAGGATTGAGCCCGCTAGGACCTAGAGGTACTGTTGCGGTGTTAAGATTATTATATCTTCTCATCCTTAAAATATTACCTGATCTTTCAGGTATCTTCTTCTTCATCGCCATTGTCTTATGAATTGTATCTGGACTTGGTCGAGATAACAATTTCATGTCAAATCTTTGTTGGACTGGTGGCGGAAGAACAGTTGTTGTTGTTGTCAAAATATTCTCCTAATATTAATATCGTCTGCTTGCACATTGCTGCATCTCTTGGTAGAGAGCGTTCATTTCAGCTTTAGACATAGAAGAAAATGAACTAGCTTGTGATAGCGGTTTTGGAGCAACTGCATTAGAACTTCCTGGTTTAGTGGCGTTCTTCTGCAATTTCTCTACATCGCTATTTTTTTTAGCCTTTTCTTCTTGGTCTTTCTTGTGAAATGAAGTCTTTCTAATCAATTTGTATGCTGTTGCATATGGATTAGAAGCCTTACGAATTGAATCTGCAAGATCGACGTCATCTTCTATTAATTTTTTTACGTTTTCTTCGGTAACAACATCGTCATAATCTTTGAACTTCATCCTAGTTTTATCTTCAAGATTATCTATCTCTTGTTGCTTTATAAGTTCCTGAGCTTTTCGAAGTGCAAGTTTTTCTGCTTGTTTTACTGTGAGGAAATCGTCCCCATCGAGAACTTCTTCTTCTTCTTCTACAGGAGCTTTTTGCTGATAATTTCTAGCCTCTAGCTCTCTAATACGTCTCTGTTGTTCCTCGACAACATTCCTCATTTCTCTGAAGTTGTATTCTTGAGAACCATACGCTGGTTCTTTAGATGCAACTTCTTGAGTATGTTGTTCTTCGGATTTAATCTCTGGTTCAGATGGTTCGACGACAACCTCTACGTCCTGATTTTCTTCCATTATTATTTCCTTATTAATGCTGTGGCGAGCAGCAATACGCCAAAAAACGCCCGATTATTATTTTGAACTACTGACAACGGCGGCCTGTCAAATATTCTTTATACTAAGGTTTTTTCTAAGTAACCCTTGATATCACGGATTAATTTAGAATCCCAACCTTCAGGATTTTGCATCATGATGTAAGCTTCTTCAGCTTTTGGAAGACCCCACTCATAAGTGATATCTCCCAACTTATTATCTACTTTATACAAAGCTACTCCCCATTCAGGGTTTGGCCTTGTTTTTCTAGCGACATGAACCAGTTTAATAACTCCCTCGAGCATCGCATCTGGTTTTAATATCTCCATTATGTAGTAAGGTTCTTTCACGTTCTTATGATCGTGAATTACCTTTTCTAGAGATTTTACGTATTCCTTTCCCATTTCACTGGTGGTTTCTCTAACTGTCTGTGTTTTTTTTCCAGCATATTTTTGCTGTATATCCAGGAGTCCTTCACCTAATGTTTGTTTAGGAGTTTCTGTTTCCATAAAACCTCAACTTATTATTTTTACTTTGCTTTTGTACGCTTAATTTTGCTTACGTCTTTCTCAGCTTTAGACTTATTCTTTGCGAGATAGTCCATTGAACCATTTGACATTTGCTCATCTGCTGTAGGAATAGATCCTGCAGGAATGATCTTAGCGTCGCTTGTGTTTGTTCCAGTTTCTTTACCGAACATTTTAAGCTCCTATGTTTGTTTGATTTACTTTATTAGCTAATGTATTATTATTATTATTATTTCCTAGTTCTACAGATTGTATTTGCTGTAAAATAGAAAGGGTTTTCTGTATGTTACTTAAATCCAAATCTGCCAACTCTCTCAGTGCTTTTACCTTGTTTAATGCGGCATCCGACCTGTCTTCTTGCGCTTTTGCAATCGACTCTAATCCACTTAACTGATCTATCTGGATTTTGTTCATACGTTCTGCAGCTAATGCTCTGTCTGATTCTGCTTTGGACTGCAATGAATTATTGATAACTTGCTGTTCTTGCATCTGCAGTTGAGTTTGCTGTTGTTGTTGCTGCTGTTCTGCTTGTTCTTGTGCTGCGATTGCATCCATGAGATCCTTCTTATTTTGAAGAGGAGCTGCATCTATAAGAACTGAAGTAGGAATAGGAATTTCAAGCTCTCTTAACTCAAGAAGCTGTCTAAATTGCATCTGTTTTTGTGTTGATGTTAGAACCCCTTCTTCTACAGCACAGTCGTACTTTTGGAATGCTTTATTATAGAATGCTTCACTAGGAGGTCTTCCTAATATTCTTTCTACTTTTGCAGCACTGAAATTAGACTGAACTATATCCATAAAAATCTTTCCTAGATTCTTTTGTGATTCATCTAATTGATCAAAAAGAGTTTGTAGTGTTGTAAGTCCTGCTCCTTGACGAAGCATTGATAAAATCCCTGCCTTATCATCTTCTGCAGAACCTAAAAGCTCCTCATTAACACCAGAAATTTGTTGAATCTCTTCTCCCAACTGACGAGAAATCTCCATCATTCCTGCTGGAATATCTGGAGCAGGTATATGTTGAACATCATCCATAGATGCAGAATCTCTAATAGCTAATCTTCTTCCTTGTCCAGTTAAGAATGCATCTTCTGGGTCGACTAAGGCCGATTCTTTGAACTTGATCCCACTATTAATTTGAGATTCTAAGATATCTAATTCAATTACTTTTCTTCTGTTGTACAGATATTGACTATCTCGAAGTCCTCGTACAACTCCCTGCATCTTAAGATTGAAGTAAGGAATCTCGGGCTCAAAATAGCCATATACACCAACAAAAGGATAACGATCAGTGCCGAATGGATTTGGTCCATCGTACATAACCATATTATTCACAGATATTGCAAGCTTGCATGTCTGTTTTGTTGATTTGATAACCTGGACATCTGGATATTGGAATCTAAATACTTCTAATGCTTCTTTAGACCCCTTCCATTCCATGGTCTCGCCATTCTCGACATCTACTAGCATGTCTACTTCTCTGTAGTCAAGGTACCAGTATTCATCGTATGGCAGAAATCCCTTCACCGAATGTTGGTAGTTTTCTGGAAGGAACATAAATTTATCATCTTTTCCACCTGATGCTGACATGAGCATAATGTCATCTTTGCGTTCAGGTAGTAGAGACGCTATCTGTTTTTTAGATAGCCATCTCCTAGTCCATATAAAGTTTGCATCGGACAGATCTTTCTTTTTAAAGTAAGGATCAATAAGACATCCATTGTGGTAGAGGTTGTCTACTCTGATATCACCATTGATTGGGTCATTTCTATAATCGAGCCATACGGATAATAAGTTGAATCCTGTAGTGCAAGCACCATCGAAAGCATCCGAAAGCGTCTGATATGCATTTGAATTATTGTTAGCCCACTGTATAACTCCGGAAAAATCATCTGCGGTCTGCTGGTCGGAATTCTCAATTGGAACCACGATGGATGTCTTTCGATCTTTTCTTTGTTTACCGGAGATCATGTTAATGATTCGTCTTATCCGGTTGAATTGGAACATTTGTTTATGTTGATACGCGGTATTCCCATAAAGCTGGTTCCATAGTGTTTGGTCTCCGGCACGAAATCTTATATCGATATCTGCTTCGTTCCAGAATTGCTGTACCATTGTAATAGACTGACGGTAAGCTTCATCCATAACTTTTTTAATGTCAGAATCGCCGTCAACGTAGTATTTTGTGTAATCAGTATTTTGTGCCATTGAATCTCTCTGTCTGTAAAACTTACCATTAGCACATCCATCATATTTACGCAATAATGCTAATTTTAAGTTTGATAGTGATAATGAGCTTTATGACGATCTCTCTAGTATATAAAAATTCTCTTTACATAAATTTTCAGCCCATCTAAATAGAGGAAAAAAGGAGAATTCTATGTTCCGCTATCATGAAAAAAAAATAATTGCTGAGTTGCTGTATATTGAGATGCATAAAAATAACCTCACAACAAAAAAAATTGCTGAGGAACTAATAATGCCGGAAAACCACATCATTCAAATTATGATGGGAAACGTTGCATATCTTACTGTTCAAGCTATATTTGAGATGCTTCAAAAAATATACCATGGTCTTGATATAGAAGATCTAGAAAAACACAAACTTCTAGTAGACTATGATGCATACGAAGGAGATTTCTTTCTTGCACTAGGGGATTTTCTAGTACAAGAAAGATTCCATTCCAGAGAAAAGAAGAAAGAAGAGGGTTAACTAGTTCTCTTCTTCTTCTTGTAAAAATCTTTTAAGGCCACTTTGCTTTTTATCTCTTTTTCTATTTCATCAAGAGCATTAGAAAGAGCGACATCTAGAAGTTGTATGTACGTAGTGCTGGGAAGAAACATTTTTAGAACCCTTAGTCTCTCCATTATCTCGTCACTAACGTCTATCCTAGCCTTTCTTTTTCTTATTTTTGGAAGAGTAGCGAAACTTAGCTCCATATTTTCATATATCATAAAACCTCCGTTTTTCTTCGTAATAACCATACAAATATTTTTATGCAATTGTTTTTATCTTCTATCTGTGAATGAAGATTTCTTTCTTGCTTTTTTATTTACTAAAAAGAGCAGCTGCTACATAACGCTTCTTAAAATTTAACTTTGAGGATTCATGACAGAAGACAATAGACAAAGAAAGGCTATTTTAAAAAGATGGGGAACAAAATGATTTGCCAATTGACGAGTATAACCATGAGAAAAAAAAGTAAGAAAAGAAAATACTCGTAATTTTCTTCCCACACCTAATATACTATCCGCATGACTAGCTTAAGATTACCAAATCCTACACAAATTGATCAGATACTAGAACACGCGTCCTTCTTTGCCGCAACCTCAATGGCAGAAAACACAAGAAGGGCATATGATCTAGGCTGGAAGATTTTTATTGAGTGGTGTTTAGGTCAAAAAGTAGATCCTTGGAAAGAAAACAATAGGGAGGCTCTAGTAGCCTTTTTTCTTTCTGATAAAGCTATGCAGGGAGATCTTAAGCTGTCTTCTATAATTGTTTATCTTTCTGGAGTGAAGTGGGTATACGCCCAGAATGGCGTATTTATAGACGAAAAATCAGACGTTCTATCAAAGGTCATTAGGGGCATTAAGAGGTTTCTTGGATGTAGGCCTCTTAGAAAAGAGCCTATTTTTACAGAAAGATTGCGAGCAATGGTTGAATCCATAGATACCAGCAAGTCAATAGGCATAAGAGATAGAGCTCTTTTAGTACTAGGATTTGCTGGTGCTTTTCGAAGATCAGAACTCGTATCTTTAAACATAGAAGATTTTTCTGAAAGCGATCAGGGATATCTTGTTTTACTGAAGAAATCTAAGACAGATCAAGAGAAAAACGGCTTTGTAAAAACTATCCCTTACGGTTCTTATATAGAAACCTGTCCGGTCCGTTCTATTAAGTCACTTATCAATCAACTTGGTAGAAAGACCGGGCCTTTATTTACACAAATCAAAAAGGGTGGATTCATTACAGATGATAGGCTTTCCCCTGCCGCTGTTGCTTTGGTAATAAAAAGAAATGCATCTATAAACGACAGAATGATGTTTTCAGGCCACTCTTTGCGGAGCGGTTTCGTTACAGCAGCTGCTAAAAGAGATGTGCCAATACACCAGATCATGCTTCAGACCGGACATAAAAAAGTGGAAAGTCTTTTCGCATATATACGAGAAATACAAAGCTTAAAAAACTGTGCAGCAAGTAAGGTGGGGTTATGAAAGATGAATCTTTGGAGTTTAGTTCTATAAAGCCAAAACACCTATCAGAGGATCTGATCAACACACTAACTTCATTCGAAGAAATACTAACGTTTACAAAACACAAACTTGATTATATGTCCGATAGTGCTGCGTTGATTACTCTTTTGTTAGATGAACAAAAAGCGAAAGAGCTTATCAACACCCTCGGCAAGTACTGTGAGATTTTCATTTCTGGTGTAGATGTTTATATGAAAGAAGTTGAAGGCCTTGCAGAAGAAATGGACACAGATACATTAGAATAATAAGGATAAAAATGAACGAAGAAGCACCAACACTATACAATTTCAGACTAAGTCTAGAAGAAGACCACCTTTTCGATATTATTATAGGAAAAGATGGTTTTTTTGCTGTTCCAAAAGATTATAAAGACTACTTCGTAATGGGTAAAACCAAGGAAGAACTTTTAGATTATATGGAACTTTTCATTAGACAGATGCAGAAGAAAGCAAATGCTGCCTAACCACTCCTTTTCCACGTAAATATACCATTTATTGATATAATTAAATACATTGCAAAAAGAGCAGCAACTGCCGTATGGTTGTAATGTAGATTGAACAACACAAAAAATGTATTTGACGCTATCCAAAAATAGAACCCCTCTGGTCTTTGGTAGCTATTTAACAAAGCACCTATTATTGCAACCACTGTAAATACCATGCTAAGCATTTCCATAAAATATCTCCTGTGTTTTCACTATTGTTAAAGGAAACTCAAGTTCTTGTGAGTAAATCCAGGAAGTGAACTCTTTTTGCACATCCTTTTGGAATTTCTCATCGGTAGACCTGAATCCATCACTGTGAATCTCCGTTCCATCCATTGTAACGTAAATAACTACATCATATGTTTTCATCCAGCTTAAAGCAGGCTTAAAACACTTATCAAGTGTCTCAGAACTAACATTTAAAGCTCTAGCATAAATTAACGAGTCTATAATCGATCTATCACAGACTACAACATCATATTTAATAGACGCTTCAAGTTCCTTCCTAATCTGCTCCACAAAAACCCATAAAGCACACTCCGGAGTAAAGTCAGCATTCACAGGGAAAGGACTATCCCTAACTGCTTCTGATAGCAGAACTACATTGTCTCCAAGAGCTTCAAAATCTAACAAAAGCTTCTTGCATAAAGTAGTTTTACCTACCCCATGTGTTCCTATGACAGCTATTTTCATGAAAGTTCCTTTAGTCTTGCTCTGCGTTCTCGAGCTTTCTTTTTGATAACCTCGTGTCTACACTTCTCTGAGCAGTATTTTACAAATCTTCTCCCTATGAATTTACAAGAACAAAATTCACACTGTTTTTCTTTATAAATATCTGCCGAGATGTGGCTATACTGAAAGTTTTCTAAACACTCTTTGCAGCAATTTATGCACTCTGTTTTCTTAAGTTTTTTGTCGCAAAACACGCACATCATTCGACTATCTCCCAGTAATCTCTTCTTCTTTTAAAGTCTCTAAGAACCTTCTTATGGCCTTCCGTAAGCTTCCAGACATTATCATCATATACAACAGGCTCCTCTTTTTTCCCAACACTCCGGCGGTAACGATAGTTTCTTGTAATTCTGTACGGGATATAGTAAGCACCATTATAAAAAATCTCTCTAGCAAGCCTTACATAGGGTAAATCAGAAAACTCATTTTTCATAATGAAATCAGACACTCTACCAAATCCTCCTAGTTTCCTAGTATTGAGTAGTTTTCTCTTCCTCCGTACAGGCCCATCTCAGCCTTCTTTTTACGATACTCATCTAGAGACATCTTTGATCCACCTAAGCAAGTTTCAACAGCAAGACAAAGATATCTAAAAGCATCTGACCCGTCGCTCTCACTTGAGTGAAGAGGTGTATCGCTATAGACCTTAAGCTTCTCATTATACGTTTTCCTATAGCCCTCTAGTGCTTTTAATCCTGCAGCACATTTAACTTCATCGAAATAGCACTTAGGAAGCCATCTACGCACTCTTTCTATGCCATGATCCACTCTTTCTCTTGGAAGAACGGTCATTGTTATTCCCATTTCTGCTGCATATTTTACCCTAGACGTCCCTATCTCAAAAGATCCTGCTGCTGCATCATGAGGTACAAAATGTTTTCCGTAGATCCAATTATTGTTTTTCCTTTTTTCTTCTAAGATTTGTATATAGTGAGATAAACCCTCTCCGTGATTCTCGTAATAGTCCAACACATGAACCTCGTTTCCTGAAACTGAAAATACCCAGCAAGCTGTACTATCACCGAACCCTAAATCCCATGCGGTATGTACTTGTAGATATGTGTCGTGTGGAACTTTCTTGATATGCCCGTTTTGTCTTAAATCATGAAGTATTTTGCCATAGTAAGAACCCTCAACACCACGATTCCAATCACAGTAATACTCCGCAAAGATGGTCTCATCAGTAACTCCCCTTTTTCTCATCTCATCAAATTCAGAAACATCGAAAAGATGTGAGTCTTCAATAGTTACTTTTTCTGTGTACCAAAGATTGGGGTTGTCTTGAGCATATTCCCAAACATCGTAAGCATGATTCTTTCCAAACGGTGTTGTGTTAAATAATGCCCAACCATCGTTCTCCTGCAATATAGGCTCTATAATCGCCTGCCATGTTAAAGGATGGTGGTAGGCATACTCGGACAAAACAACGCCAACAGGGTTAGAACCTCGTAGTGCATTGTGGTTATCTGAACCTATGATGCGGATGATAGAACCGTTAACGAGATTTATTCTCATCTCTGTGTTGTTTGGTTGAGACATGTAAAGCTCTTTCGGAATATAGTCAAGAAATCTGAACCCAGAGCTTGTCATCCCTTCCCACAAAGCTTTCCTTGCCTGATTTTGCATTGGATATAGGTAGTAGTATACCCCAACCTTTTCAAGCGCTTTGACTATTAGGTAGTTCCAGCATGCTACATCTTTACCATGACGTCTAGCCCATAAAAGGAATGCCCTTTTCTTATCACCAATTTGATTACGGAAACGGTCTTGCCACGGTCTTGGTTCGTATGGCAGTTCTACTTGCATTAAAAAATCATTCCCAATTCTTCTTCTGCCTTTCTGCATTCTGGACATCGATAATACAAAAGAGTTTCTTCATCAAATTCTTCGAAGCACTTACACGGGTCGTTATCTTCTAAAAAATCATGGAATCTTTCGAATTTTGACAGTGTTTTTTTTATCTCTTTGTACATAGACAATAGGTCGTTCTGCATCTCATCTAACATGTCTATCTCTATTTTATCTTCTTCTAAAAAGCATGTGCTCTTTTTAAAAATTGGTTCGTTTAGTAGATCAACCAACAAAAAATGTGCATCAGATAACTGAAATGCAACTTCTTGAAGTCTTTCCATTATGCAAAACTCATGTTCTTGCGGTTCCTTGTTTTTTATCTGTGTTCCGTTATATGTGACTTTAGTTTTTTTCTTTAGACTTTCCATGCTTTACCACCACTTCGATTTTTTGATTTTTATCTTCTTTTTCTTTACTCAGTTCGAATTGGCGCCACTTTCTGTAATCAAGGTCAACTAGTGGCAGTACTTTCGAAACGAACCCTCCGTCAATCTCTTTGAAGCATGATTTAGTTCTTAATCTATCTATTAATCTTTTTTTTACATTTATTAACGTCTCTCGGAAAATCTCATTTTCTTTCTTCCAATCGTAGAAATTATCGTCTTGAGGTTTGGTTTTATGCTGTGCCATAAAACCCTCTAAGAAAAGAGCGCGGTCATTATGAGACCACTCATCTAAATCTTTAGCAATTTTTTCGATATACTCTTTGGTGTATTTTTTCTTACACCCACGAGTTTCTTTTTTCTTTACTTTATTATCTGTCATTAAGACTCCTTGCTTTTCTTTACCTTTAGCATTTTTTTTAAAGGTTGGCAAGGATGTTGTTTTTAGCCTCTTTTCTTGAGGCTATGAATTTAGAGAATTACGCAGGGACATCCAGCTTGTTCTTCTGCGTATTGCTGTGCTTGTGCAGCTCTTTGCCTCTCTCTTTCTGTTTCCTGGAGATGCTGCCCTTCTTCGAATAAACGCCTGATCTCAGCAAGGATTTCTCTTCGTTCAGATTCGCTGTCTACAGAAGGCCTTCTTACTGCATAACTTGTCTGTGGTCTAGGGAGTTCTACATTTTGTTCTACTCTCATCGCTATCCTTGTGTTAAATGACTCTGAAATATTCTCATAAAACTTCGCCTGCTGTCTAGCTTGCTCTTCCTCTTGTGAAGGACGTGATTTGAAATATCTACGCAGTTCTTCTTGGTCCTCATTTCCCTGCTCGAATATCTGTTGTAAATCTAAATTATCCGGAAAAAATACTCTCAATTTTGCTGGTTTTGTTTGTGGAACTCCAGGTAACTCTTCGGGTGTTATCAATCTTATTACTGGTTTAGGTGTCGGAGTGTCAGGTTTTCTTCCTGTCCAGTGGAGCTGGTTTTCAGGTATGTGGTATGTTGTTGTTCTGTGACTCCTAGCTGTGTACTCTCTGTGGTGGGTTATTGTGGTCATAATTTAATTTGCTTCTCTATTGAATTTTTCCATCTAGTCGGTCTCTTAATTTTTCCATTTCTTGCTCAAGATCATGAACACTAAGCTCTTTACTTGCAATAGGTTCCTTTCCAATTATGGCTTTTTTCTCAGCAACTATTCTTCTTGCAGCAGGTTTTGTGAGACCTCGTCTCATCAGATTGAGCGTAAGAGTCCCAAAGATGTTTTTCCCAAACTCCGAAAAAGAAAATCTCTCAAGCATCTTGTGAAATCCTTTCCCTCCAGAAAGCTCTATGTGTGTTGGTTTTATGTCAATAGTCACCTCAAATTCTTCTTTCAAAATTTTTCTTGATTCGAGGAAAGCGCTATTCATCGCCTTTACATCTCTTGTGAGTTTAGCCTTTTCCTCTTTGGCGTTAGAGAACTTACTCTGAGCTATTTCAAAGTGTGATTCTATTTGGCTTCTGTGATTTGACAAAAATATATTCTTTTTCATGCAGTACTGAACTGAATCGTTCAGAGTTTCCTCAAATGGAAGTTCTTGGTAGGTTTCTCTAAGCTTCTTTTCAAAAGCTTGAGTGAGTTTTGAGTAGCACTTCTTCCCATCGACTTCAATTATTTTTATTTTGTTCGGCAGCCTGGTTTTCTTTGGCTTGTCTGGATCTCTCGGTTTGTCAGGAGGTTTCCCTGATCCTTTGGAACTTCTCTTTGGTCTTTCTTTTGGAGATATATCTTTAGATATATCTTTTTTAATTATATTCTTTCTTATTATAAGGTCGGAATTCCGACCTTCAGCCAAACCATTCTGTGAGGGCATTTCACATAAAAAGATCTTGCGCTTTGTTACTATCCTTATGCCATGTTTTTCTGTCCATTTATGTCTTGCAATCAGTCCTTCTTCTGACAATATTTTTAAGCACTCCTTCAAGACAGTCATCTTGATCGAGCCGCAATTTCTAGATATGTAATCTTGTAAGTACTGATTTGATGCTATGCAAAACTTAGCTCCAGGCATTCCGTATTTACATAAGCTTTCGACAGCAGATAAAACATTGCAGATCTGTCTAGACTTATTCTTGTATTTTTTCTGGAGAAATAGAAAGGCCCTTGTGAAGCTTTCTTTTTTTTCTGTTTGAGAAGATTTTGTTTGAAGTGTTTGCCTTAAAGTTTGCATATCTGCTATCCTTTGAGGCATATAGAAAGCAGGGCAGCGTTCTACAAGCCTCTTGTTGGGAAACCTTCGAGAGGCTTCTTTTTTTTCTGTTTGAGAAGATTTTGTTTGAAGTGCTTGCCTTAAAGTTTGCATATCTGCTATCCTTTGAGGCATATAGAAAGCGGGGGAGCGTTCTACAGGCCTCTTGTTGGGAAACCTTCAAGAGGCTTCTTTTTTTTCTTCAAAAATCTACTCCTATCAACCTTTTTCTTTCAACAACTTCTTGACATAATCTTAAAACAGGTCCAAATTTTTAGGGTCTCTTATTTATTTTTCGGGGCCTACTGCTCCTGCGGTGGGCTTTTTTTTAATCTTTTTAATTTACATAAGTCCTTAAACGTGTTATACTTATCATATAAACACTAAATAATAGGAGGGTTTATGGGACTTTTTATGCTGGCCATTCTGGCTGTAATATTTTTCTTTGCTTTAAAAATAGCATGTGAAAAAGATGTGAAACTAGGGCTTATCTTTCTCGCTATCTGGCTTTGTAGTATTTTCTCAGCAACATTTATATCAATAACATGTTTAGATTTAATGGTATGCAGGTCTGCAATCAAGGTATTACGATCAACAGAAGGTAACTTTTTTTTCGGGTCGTTGTGCTTGTTATATGTCATATATGTTCTAATCAATTTATACACAGAACGGTCAAAGAAAATAAAAAGGGATTTACAATAAAAACAAAACACAGTATCTGTGAAAAAAAAGAGGTGAAAAAATGTACATAAGTGTAATCGGTAGGGTTGGACACGAGCCCGAAAAGAGAATGACTCCAAACGGAAAAGAGCTATACACAGTATCTATAGCCTATACTGACTATGCGAAGAAAGAGAAAGAAACTGTATGGGTAAAGGTAACACTTTCAAAGATGTTTGAGAATGTAATTCCATACATTAAAAAAGGCTCTAAGATATTTGTGAATGGCAAAATGAGCGCTCCTAATGTAAGTCAAAAAACAGGAAAAGCGTACATTGATGTGTATGCATCGCACATTGAACTTCTTGATAAAAAAGAAGAACAGGCTCCACAACAACCACCTCAAAGTTTCTCAACACCAACATTCCAACCACAAACAACACCGCAGAGAGAGTCTACAGGTGCTTTTGGGGATATTCCGTTTTAAAACTTTATTCCTGGATAGTTCAGCGGTAGAACAGTAGACTGTTAATCTATTGGTCGCAAGTTCGAGTCTTGCTCCAGGAGTTTTCGCCTACTTAGCTCAGCTGGTAGAGCATCCGCTTTGTAAGCGGACGGTCGTGGGTTCGATTCCTACAGTAGGCAAACTTTTCTTGCATTAATTTTCTTTTAAGATCACTATGTAATTAAAATTCCGGAGGAGTTATGGGGAAATTTCTAGTAATTTTTATGTTAATAAGCTCAAGCTTAACAGCTAAAGAAGCTTTCTATGCTCTTCTAATTAGCGATACATCATCAAAAGAAATGGCTGACTTGCACAATGCTGATGTAAAAAGAGTAGAGTCTTTCTTAGTGGGGTTTTGTAAAAACTCTAATCAGAAGCTAATCATAAAAAAAGTTCATGCAAAAAACCTATCGAAAAAAAAGATAGAAAAATTTGTTCCTAAAGAGTCTAAGATAAAACATAATATGTTTATATACTACTCTGGAAATCATCCTTTTTTCCATTGTGTAGAGGATATAGACGCAAACTTATCCAATAAAATAATCACACCAGAATTTATAAATACAACCATTCTTAAAAAAAATCGTAACCTGCTTTTTACTGTGGTGTTTGATTGCTATCAAAACATTTATCCAGACAAGAACATAGAAGCAGATTATCTGAAAATCAGATGGAATAAAAAAACAGCTCGTAATCTTAAGAACTTATTTTGTAAGTACGAAGGAACATCATTGATAGCTTCTTCGTTAGGGGGAGAAAGTGCATACGGAATGCGTTGTAAAAATATGAAAGGCGGTATTTTTACTGCTATTTTTGTAGATATAGCATCACGCCTTAAAAAATCAGTAAACTGGTATGAGTTTCTAGGTACTATAGAAAATACATATAGGAGATTTCCAGATTTTTCAGAAGAGTCTGGTGAAATTCCAAAAGTAGAAAATAATGTTTACTATAATCTTGTTAATACGAGACACGAGAACGAGGAGATTTTCAGGAAATGAAAATGCTAGTTTTTTTTCTGCTCTTGTTGTCTCCTTCTTTATACGCAAGGGAAGAAATTAAACCAAAGATACACGCTCTGATTTTTGTTCCTGATGCAAAAAAAGACTCTAAAGATGCATTTATTCTTGACGGTAATCGTTTTTCATGTTTAGTTAGGCAGATAGCTAAACATCTTGATCTTGATTGTCATATACGCTACTTATCAGGAGAATCGTGTACTCTTCATAAAATAGATGAGTGGATAAAAGATATATCAAACACAGATATATCTATATTTTACTACTCCAGTCATGGTTTTCATGAAAAGAAAGATAAGACTATTTTTCCTACAATTCATGACTCTAGAAAACATATTATGCCTGGATCTAGAATTGCTAGATATCTGCATAAAGCAAGAATGGGTCTTATGATCTTGGACTGTTGTAATGCTTTTCCTGAATATCGTAGTCTTTTTGATATTAATGTTCAGCTTCTTGATAAATATATAAGCAAATCTACAGCACAAAGACTATTTGTGGATTTCAGAGGAACTGTACTTGCATCTGCTTGTTCTGTTAGAGAATATGCATACTTTTGTAAAGAAGGAAGTATTTTTTCTATGAACTTTCAAGTGCATTTATCAAAAGCAGGGCCTTACGACTCTTGGTACACGATACTTAGGAACACAAAAAACGCGTGCATGATATATCATCAAAATCCATCTTATCTAATAACACGAAAATAGAGATCGTGATACTTTATCCTTTCTCTGTTGGTGTAAATTAACAATGCCTGTATACGGGTACTTGTTTTAGATTTTAGGGCGCTGTACGTAGATTATGTAAGTTTTAGCTATTGTTGACATTTTAGTGTTGGTGTGGTAATTGTAAAGAAAAAGGAGACAAGCTCTTATGCCACTAGTAAAAGGAAAAAAAGCCAAGACGAAAAAAGGAAT